TAAAGACCTTGTTTGATGTTTGACGCTACGTTGCTGACAGAATTGTTGATCTGTAAGTTATAGCATGTATCAATGAGATTTTGTTGATGATCGGCAAAGTTGTCCCATTCAAATTGGTACATGGGAACAGACCATGAGGGAATGATTTTCATGCTGGTATTTACAGCAAAGAAAAAGCCCGGCAATAAAAGCCGGGCTCAGTGCTGCAACCAGATTTATTACGAAAGTGCTAGTTTGAAACCAACGTTGGTTGATTGTGAACCTGACACGTTGACACCACGCACTTGACCCGAGCTGTTAGTGATCTGGACATTGCCCAGACCTGTAATTGCTGTGTCAAGAGTTGCGGTAGTGTAAGCACCAGTTGGGTACAGACCATAACTGATTTGACCAGTTGTAGAATTCTGCACTTGATAGAAAGCAATGGTTGCTTTTTCCTGAACAGTCTGGTTGATGGTTTGAACCACACCAGGATCAGTTACGTTACCAAGTTCGTTGCGCAAATCAATTGCTTGATTTGAAGCGTTTTCTACTATCACTGCAAAGTAGTCCAGCTTAGGACCTTGCATTTGAACCAATGCGTTTGCGCCTACAGTAGCGAGGTTACCTGATTGTGCACCATTTGCAATATCAAGTGCAAATACTGGATCTGCATCACCATTTGGACGGAATAAAATTGCCATGTTAAATCTCCTATTAAAGTGGGCGTGTTTGCCCTACACTTATTTAGTCAGATTGGTAAATTTTTACCTGTAACACTTGTATTTTATAGTCCGTAAGTTGCTTTAACTGCATTGTAATTCTGAGTTATTTCTGCTCCAGACAGTGCTTTGTTATATACCCGCATCTGATAAAAAACTGGATATAGTGCAGAACTTGAGTTGTTCATTGCATCCGTTGAACCTGTACCATCATTACCGTGCCTTGCTCCAAAATAAAACTCACTTGTTGCAAAGGTTGTTTGATTACCAATAGTATCAGTTGTTCCAACTTGTGAACCATTTAAAAATATACTAACTTGTGTGCCATTGATAACAAAAATCCATTGTCTTATAGCATTACTTGCGGTTATGGTTACTGCGGTTTCACCATAAGGGATACCATAAATTATATTTGTTGAACCATCCACATAGGCTACGTATCCCCCGCTAGTATCATAAATGTCATTACCCCAAATGGCTCCCCAAAATGATGTTGGATTAAATGAAGCAACCACTTCAACTGTTACAGTATTTGAAGTAATATTGTAAGGAACACTAATATAATCCGTACCATTTGCATCCTCATTGTTTAGTCTTATGCCACCACCATTGTTTGACACATACGATGGAGAACCTACAAGTGTTGCATTACGACCATTGCCACTAGAATCATTCCATGTAGTACCTGATGATGGTGCGGTTGCTAAGTTAAATTGCAGACCTGAAGTTACAATTCCGCCCCCAGCAGTGTCTTGCAGATTCATTCCCTGTATGTTGATGCCTTGAATGTTCATCTAGGATTGTTTCTAGCCAAGTTTGACGCAGCAAATCCTCCGGGCATGCGACTTACGGCCTTGGCATAGCCTGCAGGTGTGGCCATGACCCAGCCTTCCTGTCCAGGATGCTGTAGATCCAACTGCTGCAATATATCCATCTTGAGATCATGCAGCAAGATCCATAGAGTAAATGCTGCACTCATGCCAGTTTGATTTGATGTGGGACTCTGCAGGTATTCAACAATGTTGTTGTATTTGCTGGGAGTCACTGACCCTTGCAACCATTCCATAAAACCCGGAAGTAAATTGTCAAATCCTTGCCCGGCACGTACTCGTGTGTTGATGTAGTCCACACAGAGCTTGGCCAAGTCTGTGATTTTTTGTGTTCGCAATTCCACAGGATTAAACAGTGTGTTGATGGCAGCACCATGTTGTGTGATCACTTGTTTGATCTGTTTGACCAATGCTGTATTGGGTTTTAACGACTTTGCTGAGATAGGCGGGATCAACAACAAGCCCGGTACTGATTTAAATTTAATACCACTCAGTGGTTGTTTGGCAGATCCTTGATCAGCGTACATAGTGTGCATGGCAATACCAATGTTGCTTTTGGCAATTTGTTGACCAAGATCACTATTCAGTGGAATACGATATTCTACTTCATTGGGACGAAATACAGCATTGCCGGCCTGTTCATGCCACTCTTGTTGGGGATAGAACAGCAAGTCACCTTTGACATAGCCACGCTGTGTCTTGGGGAACGCTGCTTCCAGTGCAGGCCACAGTGTGGTATAGATAGGTGCCAGTGTTTCCACGCGATTGGCTTGATTGCCCTTGGCTGCAGCAGCGTCGTCTCTACGTTGCATGTCTTTGACGATAGCTCGGGGACTGGTAAACATGCCATCATAAGTCTTGGCATCAAAACCTGATCCATCTGTCAGCACAAACTCCCCGGTGTCAGGCTTGCGTCCAAACACCACAGCAGGTTTTCCATCCCACTTGGCAGTGGTAGTGCCTGCTGTGTCTTGTGCTGCTGCCGCAATAATTTGCAAGGCTTCTTGTGCGCCAGCAGTGCCTTTGCGAAATATCAAATCTTCAATGTGTTCAATGCCTTTGGCACGCCCGCCCACTGACTCAGTTTCACGCACCTGACGATCTTCTATTAGGGCATACATGCCTTGGTTCACAATACGATCACGCAGTCGTGCCAGGAAGTTTACTTCATCTTCTTGCACTGTGGTGGGAGGTAGATATCCATCCTTGGCCAGCACTGCTTCAAAGTCTGCAACCTTGGCAGCACGATCTTTATCTTTGGCCAGGGCTGTGTAAATGCTTTCAACATTTTTGAGATTCTCTCTAGTGGCCTTGGGCCCTAGCAACATCCGTGCTGCTTCATCAGCATCCAGGGTCAACTGTTCGTTGCTGGCACGACTGAACACACCATTGCTGCCAATCTTTAGGCCCAGCTGTTTGGCCACTGAACTCATCAAGATGTTTCTGTACATGCCTTTGTAGGAAGAATCTTCACCACCGGCATAAAAGAATGTGCCCCAGTCTAAGTTGGGAAAGAACATAAAGTCTGTTTGTACAAAGCCCAGATCCGGACGCCCGGTGATGGGAGTACGCAAATGTACTTCACCACCTTTTTTTACCCACTCCTTGGGATCTAGTTTATGACTCTGCGCCCAGGCAGTGAGTTTGGCAGCCAGTTGTTCTTTAGTAATTTCATTTAGGTCCACAGCTAGGTCCAAGTCACCGGAGTCGGGCTTTCTTCCTGTGCTGCCCAACCAACGCTCGCGTGGGAATTCCAGGCCAGTGACTTGTTCTATCCACTGCACGGTTGTGGGGATATCAGATTGCCGGATGCGGCCAGTAAGTGGATTACCATCGCCGTCTTTGAATACATTACCACCTTCTAATAATTTCATATCAACAGTCCCATTCCTGCCAACAATGCATTCACCGCTTGATTGTTTGTGGCTGGTACCTTTGTGGTTTGCCCTTGCGGCCAATAACCTTGTAATGCTTGAATCCCTGGTCCCATGGCCTGTAAGTGGGCCTGCGCTGCTGGTGTCAGCTGAGTTGCCTGTTGTGATTGTATTGGTGCAATACCACGTCGTGGTTGTCCTGCTTTGGGAGTTTTATTTTGTGCAGCTTGTATGGCCGTCATCAATGTTGGCCATTCAGCGGTTAATTGGTCCCATTTTTTCATATCAGCCGGAGTTGATAGAGATCCAAGGCCACTGGTTTTATCAGCAATTTTTCTTATTTGATTATAAACGTTTGGATCCGAAATCTGTTGCCCTCGTAAAATTCGATTTTGTACATAGTTGCGCAACATGTCTTCAATGTCTGTTTTGTTCCAATTTTGTGTGTTGTACTTGAAGTTGGCCAGTTGGGCCATAACACCTTTGCGCCAGGCTTGATCGGCTTGAGTAGCCGCTTGTGCCACAATGTTGCGTGTGAGCTGGTTGGCCACAGCTTTTTCCTGCCCCACTGCTGCAGTTGGTCCCACACGATCCGTGCTGGTAGCGCCTGGATTCATTACAGCCTGTTTGACCATACCGCCCAAGGCTCCGGGTATGGCACTGAAGTTGACTTCATCAAGTTTTTGAGACTTGAGTCGTGTTATTTCATGAATCTCCATCGGTTTTCCTAACTGTGCGAGTGAATTTATTGGGGTCACGAAACTTGATGGCATTTAAGAACTTGCGCTGTAGATTCTCAGCTTGCTCGGGCTCAAAGTTTTCTTCAATTTGTTCCATGAGACGTATGGCTGATGTAATGATATTGTCAGCACGATTTTCCAGCACATGTCGGCGATCACGCTCGACATACATGGAGTTTAATTCTTCTAATATGCTGCGTGTCTTTTTCTGCATCTAAGTATGACCTTTTTATTATTTATTTGTAAATGTTGCGTAGCTTATTTTGGAAATATTTAATCACTGCGTACTTAATGCTTTAAATATCCAATATGCTGCATACTCATAAAATTTCAAGCCACAGTCAATGGCAACCATTAAAAGAAGTGCTGATAGGTGGCAGTTATCCTGATCATTTCTATCAACATCTTGGCAATAAAACTCATGATATTTTTGCACGTATCACTGAAATAACTCAACGGGATTTTGATCGATTAAATGCAGTGTTGACAGCACTGGGAGTTTTGGTACGTCGTCCTGAATTTAATCAATTAGATCACTATCTTGATGATCAAGATCGGTTGCTGAAGCCGCCCATCAGTCCCTGTGACAACTATCTTGTGCTGGGCAACACCCTTTATATTAACCCGCAATATCCCAGCGGTGTAGATCCATATCAATCAGCTCTTGAGCAGTATCAACAAAATCAACAAAATGTACACATCATTGACCGATCAGGGTCAGATCCCTGGGCCTGGGTTATATTTCCCAGTGTAGTACGTGCTGGCTGCGACGTTCTGATTGACTACAACCCCCATGATCCTCGCTCGCACTCAGGAACCATGGCAGTGGCCACACAGTTATCCGGCAACTATCGTGTACATCTCAGCGGCACAGGTGATCACAACGATGGCGTATTTTGTCCCATTCAGCCCGGGCATATATTCACTTCGCACTATCGTTCAGTGTATCAACAGAGTTTTCCGGACTGGAAAATTTTTCATTTATCAGACACCACTGTCAAAAACATTCAATATCTTGACACTCATCAAAAATGGTGGTTACCGGGAATTGACTATGCACATTTTAATCATCAAATAAATCAAGTTGCTGAAACATGGCTAGGGTACCCGCAAGAAACTGTGTTTGAAGTCAACATGTTGGTTGTTGACGAAAAGAACATTGTGTGTGGAGCATATGATGCCGCGGCATTTAGATACTTTGAACAGCTGGGAATTACTCCGCATCTAGTGGATTTTGAATCACGATATTTCTGGGACGCTGGCATACACTGCTTGACTGCTGACATTTATCGTGAAGGTCTTTGTGAAGATTATTGGACTGGGCGTGGTGACAATGGTGTTTACACAATATCCGAATGGGACTGACTAGCCACTTTTGATTTTACCCAGCAACTGTTTGAGCTTGGCACTTTGTACATCAGCATCAATGCGTGGAGTATCCGCTTTTGGTTGCGCACGAATCATTGGTGGTGCTGTGCTGGCTTCGTCACTGTCTGTGACTGTACTACGTGCTTTGATTGAATCCATGATTGCACTGGGTTTGCGGAAACTATTGGTGGCAGCATCATCAATGCCGGGGTCAGTGATGCGCATGGTTTCAATGTTGTAATCCAAATCAATCTTTTGCCCCACGCCTGTACTACTACGTGACTTCATACATTGTATCTGATACTTGCCACGCTCTTTCATTGCACGACTAGTAAAGATACCAAACACGTTATCTGCTGTGTTGATCTTAGATATACCACCCGAGATATGACTATGATCAAATTCAATTTCTTCCACTGCCGAACGATTCAACTGTGACGCTGTGACCATTAATATGCCCAGCTCTTTGGCCAAGTTACGTAGTTCTTCCGAAACATACTTGTCCTTGACAAACAAGTCATTAGGGCTGACTTTGGCACTCACAGGCATCAACAAGTCCAAATAGTCAATCATCATAAAGTCCACACGTATGCCTGTTTGTATCTGTACTTCTTTGAGATAACTGCGTATGTCATTGACGTTGCTCTGTGCTGGCATGCCCTTGACTCTATACTGCCCGGACTTTTTGCTCACTAGCTTGACTTTGAGTGTTGTGGTGTCAACATCTCGGCGTATGTCCTTGGTACTCATGCCAGTCAACATAGCATCAGTTCTCAACGATGTAAGTTCTTCACTAAGTTCTAGTGTAATATAAACACCACTGAGTCCTTGTTGTAACCAGTTCAGCGCAATATTCATCATCACCAAGCTCTTACCTGATCCTGATCCACCGGCAAAGATGTTTAGTTCACCTCTTGAGAATCCACCATACAACAAGCGATCCATCTGTGGCCATCCTGTTGATACCTGTCCACCACTGTTGAAATATCTGTTGATACGACCTGTGGGATCATCAAAATAGTCTGTGCCCATGTCCTTGGTCAGGCTAATTTGTACTGCATCCTTTATGAGTTTCTCCACGGGATCATAGTCGCCCTTTTCCAACAAGTCTGCTGCTTTCAATATAGCACGTTCCAGTTCTTGACGTCGAGTAAATGCTTCAAACTCTGACATGAACCATTCAAAATGTCCCTCATTGAGATCGCCAATTGGGATAAGTTGGATACCTGTTGTGGCTGCAATCTGTGTGCGGTCTGGTAGTGTTTTGTGTTGGTCGCTGTGTGCTTTGATAAACTCAGCTGCGGGTCTTAGACTGCGATCAAAGTTCTGTGGATTATAGATGTTTTGAACGCGAACATAGCTCTGCGTATCCTCCAGCATCATTTCCAAAAACAATTTTTGTACGTCTAGATTATAATCTTTTATCATAGTGTTGGTATCGCACCCAATATGTACTTCTGTGCTTGAAAAATCTCCCCTGAGTGTCTATATAGCATGAATAGTTTGATTACACCATCAATGTCCGTGGTTTTTATATTTTTCCGATAGTCGTACATTGATAGGCCGCGCCAACTATGAGTCTGGAAGTTGTCGCAATGCACTGCCGATTCATTGTCTTTTGCAACTATATTATACGGCACATTGTACTGTGATTGCAACCAGCGTATCAGAGGTTGGGTAAATTTGCTGTGTTCCGCAAAGGCCAAAGCCACAAAGTACCAACTGCCATAGATTTTTGATTTGGCCACATCAAATCCACACATTGTAATGTCATCACTGACAATTTGATCCCATTCTTGCCTTACCTGTTGGTAAAACAATGTTGTGACAAAAAAGTTTTCGTAAATGACTTTTGTGAGATTACCAAAACTTACATTGTGATGTTGCTGTATCCACTGGAATGTGCGACAGTAGTAGCCGCCCTGCACAACCAAATTATAAAAACTGGTACTCAGCAGCATTTGTAGATATTGCGTTTTGGTGTAGGAGTTGGCTTTGATCACTACTTCATACTCGGCCCCGGTTTCATCATAGAACCAACCATTTTGTTTGCTGATAGTTTCAATGCCAAACTGTCGCCGGTAATCTGTGGCATAGGCCGGAGCTTCGGGCAGCAATAACCAAGGGTACCATTGAATAGAAAGTTTGTCCTTGGCAAACACCGAAAGCTCATGATAAAACTTATCCACTGTGATGCCTGGCAAGCCCAAGATTATTTCCCCGTACATGGGAATCTTTCTGTGTCGTGCAATTGGTTCAAATGTTGAGACTTGTTGATCATAGGGAATGTTGATTCTATCTATGTTCTTCAGCACCACAGGATCTAGACTCTGTATGCTGATTTTGATTTCATCGTGATGACTGAGGTGATGCTCTAAATCTATTTCCACAATGCGACGCACATCATCCAAGCGATTAACAGTCTTAGCAAACCCACCATAAAATACTTTGAAGTCAAAGTTTGCAATGTACTTGATAATTTCTATGTCGCGCTCTCCATAGATACCAAAGTTGGCATCGGCTAGATACAGCATGTGTAGATTTAACGAAGCCAGGGCACTGACATCTTGTTTGACACAGTCCACACTTCTACGTATCACTGTGGTGGCAATGCCCCCGCCCCAGTCACAGTAAGTGCATCCATAGGGGCATCCACGTGTGGTTTCAAGAATACTCATTAATCTACTGTTGGGGGATGTTTGATTTTTATATTCAATAAACTTGGATATCCCATCGTATTGTCTGGCAAATGCTGCCCAATCATAATCAAAGTCTTTTTTCTCGTTGCGGTGCATGGTGCGTGGACTTGCAGCAACTAATCTTGTTCGACCTTGAGGATAACGAATGTCTGTTATTCTAGTCCAGTCAATTGCTGTGCCATGATAGTTGTCCAACATTTCTTTGAAACATAATTCACCAAAGCATTCGCCGGGCAAACTTGCATCAATATATGGATGCTTACGGAACCAGTCCATGTCATGTTTGAAACTTTGATGCGGTCCACCTGTGACTATAATACAGTCGGGTGCAACTTCTTTGATCCAACGAGCAATACGCAAACTCAAACGATAGTTCCAAACATATAAACTTATGGCAAATATGTTAGGGCGATATTCAAGAAACAGTTCTTTGATTTTTTCTTCGTGGTCAACATCATAAAGATCAAAGTATGCAGGTATCCACTCCCATTCTTCGGGACGATCGCCGTGTTCTTCATAATAGGTTTTGGCATTGGCCCAGAGAACTGGCAACCAGATATCATTGGAGAACCTTGGAAAGTTACAGATAGCGATACGTTTCACAGATTCAATTCCCGTAGAGTGTTTTGTCGTATGTGTCTGAATACCGTGCCTGACACAATGTGATTATAGTTGTGTTCAAATATGCGTTGATATTTGGCAAACACATCTTGCATTTCTGTCAATGTATATTGTTGTGCCAAGCGATCAATTTGCTGCAATGCACCGTGAATTCTATCATAGTACACTGGTTGATATTGATAACTGTAATCTATTAGATCGTGACAGAATTCAAACCCTAGATTTTCAAGTAGGTCAACTGTGCCAACTCCACTCAGTGGCAAGGGAATTTGCCAATGTAAAAAAGCTCGCAATGTTTTTTCAGTGAGAATACTGAATTGTGAATCTGTGCAGGTCTCTCGCAGTACCTGACAGACGCTGTGTTGATCTATTCCCCACTGCACACTTTGATAATCAAATGTGTCAAATCGTCGACTGTTGGCAGCTATGGGCAATTTAACTGTGTTTTTAATTTCAATGAGTTGATTGACCACTGCTTGGTTTTTGAAATAAGTGTTTTGCTCAATATATCCATAAAACTTATTGGGATCTGTTTGGAATTGTCCCATGTATTCAATGTGTGCTAGATGTTTCCTGGTGCATGCCATAGCAGCCAGTAAGTCTTGTTCAAGACTTGATCTTGTGCCGCCATAGAAACTAAAATAATTGTGAAATGTTCTTTGATGTATGTCAGCAGGTGCCAGGGTGATGGTGTTTAATCTGCTGACGTCCCAAAACAACACACTCAACCAAGTGGCTTCAACAACACGGAATCCACGATGCCCATGCACTTGAAGATATTGATTGTACCAATGACTCAGGCCCCGAGTGTGTGTGGTTAAAAATATGATGTTGGTGATGTCACAGCACTGACGGTGAAACCAGGTGTGTATGTACATCAAGAGTTCAGCTGGCAAGGTTTCGTCATAGACAAAAATCAAAGTCTCTGTGAAACTTCGTGCTAAGTCTGCAGTTATATTGGCATCTAACCACTCATGCACAAAGGGCTCTTTGTTATCAAGCTCTTCGGCAATCCTAAATTCTCTAAATTTTCCTTCGGGATGAGGTGCAAGCACTGATCCTATTTCAGCATTGACCCATTTGATTACTCGTGGATGATTGCGAGGTAAAAAATTATCAAGGATAAATTCTTGATCATCAAACATCATAGAGTTCCTTTATACGTGGGTGCAACGATTCATCAAAAAAATATCTATTGCCCGCAGCACCGTGATGTCCTTGCCATTGATACTGATCAAAATCTGCTGGTGGGTTGACATCTAAGTTTATTCCGTAATAGGTTCGATCAAACAGTATGCAATTGGGATGATTAATACAGTATGGTAACAGGAATCTCGCAGCTGGTGATGGATTGAACCGATTAAGATCACAACTTAGATTCACCAAGACATACTTTGCTTGTTGAGATTCTAACCATTGGGTTACAAAAAATATTTCTCGTAGAGTGTTGACTTCAATCATTTCAGTGCTGCGGTTCACGGCCACTTCTTTTGGTAACTCCCATCCATGATAGGATTTCAGTCCCTGGTGCTCGTTGATCGTTCGTTGAGTTGATTGCCAACTGTTGGGATCAAAATCCAGCACAGCAAATTCAAAGTCAGGATCTGCATTGCTTCCCAAAAATCTCTGTACCGGGGGAACACCAATTATAAAAAAGTCTCGTTGCCAATCATATAAGTGTTGTTGATCTACCAGTAATTGGCACACAGCTTGAAAACTAACACCGCGACGTGCGCAGTTTTTTACAGAGTCAACTCCAAGAGCCTGCGCAGCCAACCCCCAAAAGGAATCACAGGGCTCAACACATTCATAGGGAGTGGCATAGCTATCTCCAAACACCCAAAGATTGCGCCAGTTATTTTGCAAACTGTTTGACAAGTTGTTTTTTCCTCATTTCAATTTTGATGCGACTACTTTCACGATGCTGCATGATAGTCAACAATGTAGTGAGTTTTCCTAATCGCACCACTGCATCATTAACATCTTTACAATCCTCAGGCCACTCGGGCATACTCACTGACCATCCCAGTTCAATGGCTCTATCAACCAATGTCATTCCTGCTGCGTCTTGATCTGGTACTACAATTACTTCTTTGCCCAGGCGTCGTATGAGTTGTGCCTGAGTATCTGAAACGGTATTGTGCATCACTGCCAGACCATCAATGCTCAATGCATCAAATATCCCTTCAACTACAATTGCAATCTGCCAGTTGTCCTGTTGCAAGTCTGTACCAAACACATAGTTTGATGGCATGGCGTTGATATACTTGGGTGTTCGATCATCAAGAAATCTCTGTGTATAGCCCACCACCGAATTGTTATAGGTAAATGGTATGATCACACTGGATCTTGAATCTTCTCTATCACTCTCATCTTGCATCATAAAAGGATAGTGCTTGGGTGCCTGGCGACGCTGTAAAAATTGCCAGTGTTCACTGTTGTGTTCTGCAATGACATAGCTACCAATGGGCAAGTCACGTTCGGGAAAATTTACATTGGCCAAAGCATCAATAGTGCGTTGCCGATCCTGCAATATCCCATTGACGTTGCGATGTTTTAGACTTTCAAGATTGATACGTTCAATCTCTTCTTGGCTGACTCCCAACCAGCCCAGTAACTTTCGAGCTTTGAAAGATACATTGCGTCCAATTATAAAGCTGGCAGTATATCCGCAGTTGAAACAGTGATAACTCCAACCTTGATCCGATGGCTTGATGCCACCGCGTTGCCGACGATCTAATGTATTACCATTGTGCTGGCAGCACACAGCATTGAAACTTATCCAGCCCGAGGCTGTTTGTTTTCGGCGTGCAGGCAAGTAAGATAATACATCAATCATCCTTGTATTATAGATGAATCTATGTGCGAAATCAAGAGATCTGCAATGATCTGGTGACCCTGCTCATTGGGATGTTTTTTGGGTGCCCAACAATTTTTGTGACTTGCCAATATAGATCTCAAACTCTGTTTGGGCCAAAGCAATGACTTTGGTTCTGCGGTGCCCTGAGCATTGATGGTATCAAATTGTATGGTGTTTGGTTGCCCATCAAAAAACAACACGGCTTGTAAATAATTCATCTCCCAACTCTGATGACATCCGGTTAACACAATATTACTTTTGACCATCCTGCACCATTCTTCACTGTATCCTTCCGGTGCATAATGAACCCAGGCACTGTGTACATATCTGTTCCAGGGTGGATCATTGGGGTAGACCACATGCTGAGGGTTGTAATAACTCATTCGCCCGGCATCAGTAAGTCCAACTAAAATCAAAGTTGATTCGTGATTAGTTCGATTCTGACGCCACCAAATGTAATTCCAAATTGTACTCTGTAGGCTTCCACCAGGAATGGCAAAATTTTCTACAGGAATGTTGTAATGCCCAGCAACAATACCAGCAAAACAGTGAGACTCTCTATACTGGGTATTTTCAACGGAGTGTGGTGCTAAGTTGTTGCCCCGAGGATCAATTAATTCATCGCCCCAGACCCAACTATCCCCAAATGCCGCAATGCGATCAAACTTCACTGTCAGCGAAAGGTAATACGTTCTATAACGCCTGGAGTAATTATCACTGACGCAGCCACTTGGCTGGGCGGAACCGGTGAATACCCTGAACCACCATTGGTCACTGTGATGCTGGTAATTGCGCCGCTGTTGTTGATATTGGCTGTTGCTGTGGCACCGGCACCGGCACCGGCAATGGTCACCAAAGGTTCAGCCAGATACCCCGAGCCAGGGTTTTGAATATTAATTGTTGTCACTGCACCATTTTCAACTGTGGCATTGGCCTGTGCCTGCTGGGCACCATTTTTCCCACCATATTGATTTACTGCCAGACGCAGCAAATTATGGAAGCCATAGACATTGATGACTGTGTTGGAAGTATTGGCGTAGAACGCATAACTGTCAGAGGCATCGTACCAAACACTTTCGTAAGTTTCTGCAGCTTGTACCTTGAGGTTCCCAGTAAATGTGTTTAATTTAACTATAAACGTTCCAGTACCAGTGGGCTGTCCGTTGACATAACTTGAGTAATTTTCAACAAACGAAGGTGGGGGAGCATTCACCGGCAATGCCCAGTCTGGTCTGTTGGTATAAGGAGCAGCACTGGGGTATCCCTCAGGTCCATAAATTGTGGGCATTGTCACAGTTGCGCTAGGTTCATATTGAGGGAAGGTAGAATCTAAAATATATGCAACGCCGCGCCCATTGGCACCTTCGTCAACAAACGCTGATTGATGCAGGTTTCCTGAATATCTTTCAATGCTGTAACTGCCAGTTTGTGCATCAAATAAATCACAGACATTTCTACTAAGAGTCACTTTGGCACGCCCATACACTGCACTGAGAATTTCCATGGGCTCTTCGGCAATGATCTGATCTCCTTCTTGATTGATCAATCTAAAGGTAAACTCACTGCCTGTGATATTGACTGGTTTTTGATCTTGATTGACAAATTCAAACAAGAGAACATTATCAACACCTTTGTTGACGGTAATAGGCTTTGAATACACTGGATCCCACCTCGCTGTGAAATAAGCACCACTGGTGTCAATCAATAAAACCGGGTAACGCTGTTGATATAAATACGCCGTGGTTGAATACATATAAATCTCCAAATAATATTTATGGGCAATGACTTCTTTACAAAATTAGCTGAAAAGTACCCTTTTATAACGCTTTGCGTGTATGCGAGCAATGAATACGTGGGGATAATTCAAAATCGTGATGATACTATTACAACCATCTATGACTTTGGCAGTCTAAAGTCATTGGATCAAAAGCAAAAGTTCTTAGAGCTGGCAAATACGTGGTGGTGGGAAAGCAATCGCAGCATTCCTATCAACATATTTTTACGTGGTGACTGGGATGAATTTCGTCTCTGTTTACGCACATTTGTCAACCGAGACCTAGAGATAGTTCACGGGCCTATATGCAGTTTAAGTGATATTGCCAAGAAGAAATCCAAGCGTAAATCAATTACCCTGGTCCGCAAGGTTGATTAGGTTCATGTGCAGAGTTACCAGCACTGCATAACTCACTGCATGTGCCTTTTTGAAGCTGTATCCATCAGCAGCAGTGTCCCATATAGTAACTGCAATATCTTGCCAACTTCTTCCCACTAGATGTCTCTTTCCCGGACGAATCAAAGACAAAAACATAGCCATTCGAGGAATACTATCAACTGGCTCAGGCATGCGCTGCAACAAGTCATAATGATTGCCAATATGTACCAGTTGCTCAACAAATGCAGGTTTCGCCAATCGCTGCCAGGGAGGAGTAGTGGCCAACAACTCATCGTAGTGTTGGTAGGACTTGACCCCTTTGTAAACATGCATATTTAAAAAATCAAGTTTGAAATATCCACGTTGTTCGGCTTCATGATAATCAATACCGGCACATTGATTTATTGGATCCCAAGGAACGTCAGTGACATAGATTCCTGAATTATGATTTCGAACTTCGCCCTGATGCAACTGTTGTGCTGGCACGTGCCAAATCAGCTTCAGTGCGTCGTTGCGATCAGCAAAATCAATGTCAATATCAGCGGTGTGTTTCATTTATAATATTAAAAAGTTCTATACCAGCTTGACTGGATACTAGCATACAACGAGCTTGGTTGTCAACCAGCATACGATTGGCATAATCAGTCATGACAACATCATGGTAATTGTCATACAACCATTTTACTGCTCGAGCTTGCTGTTGATATCGGGTGCGATGATCTTCAATGTCATCAAATTCCTGATGTTCGGGAGGTAACAGTTGCCAGGCTGTGCTAAATCCAAGTTGTCCGTACATGCGGTGCGTACCTGCACCAGCCACAGGAAACGCCCATTTACGATGCATAAAGCATTTCAAACTTTTTTCATTGAGACTCAGCTGATGGTTTTGCCACTGAGACTCATTGTAGATAATGACCCGATGCTCTCTAAGTGCGTCAATAAAATGATCACCAAAGTTAGTGGTACCATAGCGTCCTTCAATGCCAGCAGGCAACTCTGGCCATGTGTCAGCAGGATTTGAATTCCATTTATCTATGGAATAGAGTTCGTTGACCCAGAGTCTAAACTCAGTATCGGCTTGGGACTCGTGCCAGCAAAATAAAGTATCATGGCACGTTCCATTGTGCAACACATTATGATGTGCTATTTGAGGTGCAACACCTTTCAACAGTCTAGTCCAGTACTCTCTATTGGCTCTGTTGTGTCCGTTGATATAGACCATGCGCTTGGTATTGGCTGTTTTAGTAAACACTTCGTACCGCGGAGGATATATGCTTTCAACGAAAAAACGACGATGTACTTCCCACATAATACAAGTTGAAATAATACGATCATGCCAGGCATGGGTGTCAGGCAAAATAGCATTACATAACAATCGAGCATGCGGTACTTGATCAACAATGTCATACATTGCCCGAGTGCCACGCCCAAATGGTTCATCAGTGTTATCTACCAGTACCAAATCGTAGAGATCAAGATCGTCTGGTATTGTTTTGGGCATGGACAAAAACAGTATGTTATATGTGTCGGCACTGGGTTTACCAAACACAATGTCAGGAGTTTCTGTGTAATTAGATTGATACTGCCAGTACCCAACAAGATAATCCAGCACTTCAATGGCCAGATAATCTCTGCGATCAACTGTGACAGTTATTTTCATAGTCCGGCTTCTCGTAAAATATGTCGACACCACTCTACGTCAGCGGGGTAATCATGGAAGCGATGATTCCAATGATCAGGATCAATCCAACTAATAACCATACCCAGGTGTTCAGGACCAAGGCCATCAAGCCATTCAACACCACTATCGCAATTGTAAACAATCCAAGGGCTAACACGACCGGTGCTAATGTGATGGCAAATACGATTAGCATTACCATAGCGAAAATAATCATTATAACTAGCGAGCCCACTATTTCCATCAGCATAGTCTTGCATCTCCCGTAATGCACGTTCCAGTGCGTCTTGTGGTGCTTCACGTTTTACATATTCCAGCAACCACTCTTCGTAAAAGCTGTCCTTGTGCCATTGGTCTAACTTCTTGTTATTCTTCAGGAGCCATGCAGTAAAACTAGTGCTATTGATAACGCGAATAGCAACCAAATGTCTACCGTAACGAACGAAAGCCCGATAATAAGGACTGTTAACAAAGTCTGCATATGATTTCAGCCTGGCGCTGCCTTGTGTGGTTTCATAAAATTGTAAGTATGCTCTAAGACCAAACTGCACACCTGTTTCTGTTTCTTGCTGCCAACGTTGTTTTTGTTCACAAAGATGTACAGCAAGAGTTGATTCGCGTCGAAAACTCTTGTCGCAATACTGACATTGATAGGTCACTTCATTTGTCATCGCCCAGCTCTCGCCGATACACATCAAGTTCTTTTTGGGTGATCAACTCACTGAGCACGTCAACATCATTGAGTTTCATATTGGGGAACAAGGTTAACAGTTGTTTTTTCTTGCTGCCGGCACCTGCGGAGGAACCTTCTTTTTTCTTGGGAGCGATCCATTGATGCCGCTGCGATCCCAGTCCTGGACTCACTGCAGTGGCACACAACCATTGTAATTTAGGGTGCCGGTTTATGGCAAAGAAGTGGCGATTAAGTCTTTCGTTGGTGGCTATCAAATAAAACTCTTGCAACTCCTGTGAGCCTTGAACTGCGCTGCCCCAGCGTAGCATGAGGTAGTTTGAAAACTTTTTACGTTCTTCGTCTGTGAGCTCATCGTAGAATCCGCGATTCTTTAGATCAAACTGCTGCATTTCATTTTGAATTGATAGCTTGTCACTCATAGCGATACCTTTGTAATCATGGTGATCCAACGAGTATAATAACATTTGATGAATTCTAAGTCAAGATCTTTGAGTTCAAGTGTTTGGTAACAGTTTTTGATCACTGCCTGGGTGCTTTCCCAATTTATTAGATCTGCACCGTTGATTTGAATCTGTGGATTATCCGGATACTGTGCTAAGATTGCATTGAGTCTTTGTCGACGAGTATGCTGCATGGCTGCATCGGCCACTGGATGACGGATGTGTCTAAAGATTTCATTGTTGTGCACCACCTCAAGTTCTTGGCGTATGGCCAAGGGTAGCTGCTGATATTCAGTCCAGTTACTGGGCGGAGTGCTTGGCCAGTAATCACCACGCACCGATTGCCAGTATTTTTCTTGATCCTCACGATAAAAATTTACTTTTCTATATTCTAGAAATTCTTGACAGTCATCAATGACAATAATACCAGCACTGGGCCATACTTTTAACATGGCTTCCAGAGTAGATGGCATATGAGTATCTAGAAAAAACTTTAGATCACTGTTTGTTAGTTCATTGATTTGTGAAAACCATTGCCAGTATTGTCGGGTGCTGGGATCTTCAGTGAGATATATCAACTCATCTACGCCCATTAGTGTGGTGGCTCCCATAAACAAATCATTCCAACGCCCTGTTTGTCCTTCGAGCATGTCTAAAATAAATGACTTTTTATGTTCGTTAGTATAATCGCCTCTGGCAATACGATAGTACAATTGAATGATTTGCAGACAGGCATTGGAAGCAACACCAAGGCTGTTTAATATAAACTTCCCCCCGGCGCCCGGCGGAAACAAAATAATATTGACATTTGGCGTGTCAAAGTTAATTGCAGGTCTGGGCCATGTGTCTGCAGTTACCATGCTTTTTGATAGTTGACTATTTCGCAGTTGCGGCTAATGTCTTTGACAAAATACACACACTGAGGTTCTTTGGCATCTTCAATGGGAACTGCCAACATCTGACCATTTTTAAGTTTGGGTGCGAACCAGTTTACGTCATGATACACATCAACTATTTCTATCTTGGGAAAGCTAGGTCTAAAACTTGTCAATGGATTGAATTGGAACACGCTGAATCCACGATCATTGATTGATGTCAATGGCAGCACTTCAAGGTCTCCGAGATCAGGTTCACCAATCAGTATCTGCCAGTCCACAGGCATTTTGAGTTTGAAATCACCAATGCGTAGTACCAATGCAGGACTGTTAAAGCTCTCCAAGAATATCAAGGGAATATAATGATAGTCTGGATCTGCGGGATTTGAATTGTCTAAAATTGCAAATCTTAAATCATCAACCTGCTCGGGCAGTGTGTTAAGATCGTAGGGCTCGTTGTCTAAAGTTAATATTCTCATGTGTTGATTATACGATATTACTTGGAAACTTTGCAACCAGTTTATGAACTTCTCTCAATTGCGTCAATAGTTCTTTTATGTGTTCCAATGGTACCATGTTAGGTCCATCACTGGGTGCTGCGTTGGGATTTTCATGAGTTTCAACAAACACTGCGTTTACCGATCCCGTGGCCATTGCTGCTCGGGCGAGGTAGGGTACCATCCTGCGATCGCCGCCAGAACTAGTACCCAATCCTCCTGGTTGTTGGACTGAATGAGTGCAGTCAAACACCACGGGATAGCCACTATGTGCCATAATAGGTAAACTGCGCATGTCAACCACAAGATTATTGTATCCATGTGTTACTCCTCGTTCGCATAATAGGATTCGGTCATTGCCGGTACCGGCAATTTTAGCAGCGGCCTGATAGATGTCAGTGGGTGCCATGAACTGACCTTTTTTGATATTCACTGCCAGTTTAGATTCTCCGGCAGCAATTAATAAGTCAGTTTGTCGGGATAAGAAAGCCGGTATCTGTACAACATCCACTTGATAATGTCGAGCTGCAGTGGCATGATAAGGTGTATGTATATCTGTCAGCGTAGGTACATCAATTTGTCTTTTGACATTGCTGAGAATCTCTAGCCCTTTTTCTAATCCTGGTCCACGTGGGGTTGTACCTGACGTACGATTGGCTTTGTCAAAACTGCTTTTATAGACAAAGTTGACACCAAGCCCTTGACAAATTTCTTTTAACGTGCCGGCAATGGCACAGGCATGATCCAGTGATTCAATCTGACAAGGCCCAGCAATTACAGTGAGTGGATTGCCGGCACCTATTTCAAAGTCCTTTATTTTTACTGCCATTCTAATTTCTCCTGTGTAAACGGATAATGAGCCTCGCGATAGAAGGCTTTGCGTTTGGTAAGATGCCGCTTGGCAAACTTACAGGTGCTGGTGATATCCCAAATTTCTACGTGATCTTTATCTTCGGCTTTGCGAATACCGCGGCCTATACTCTGGATGACCCGAACAAAGCTCTTGCCAGGCTCAACGAGAACAAGATTAAAAATACGGGGAATATTAATACCAACAGCGGCCAC